CGGGCAAAAAATGTGGTCGTCAAAAAGGTGAGAAGAGGGGTACGCCTTATTGTAGACCGAGTAAAAGAATTAGTTCAAAAACTCCGAAGACTACTAAGGAGATGACAGCAACAGAAAAAAGAAGTAGAATAAGACAAAAGAATCGTCTAGGTCAACCAGCAGGCGCTCCTAGAAGAGTAAAAGCATTAAGAAGAAAGAAGAAGTAATGGCAACTTCAAGCTCAAGAGATTTTGATTTAGATGTAGCAGAACTTATCGAAGAGGCATACGAAAGATGTGGCTTGGAGATGAGAACTGGCTATGATGCTAGAACTGCAAGACGATCTTTAAATCTTATGTTTGCTGACTGGGCAAACAGAGGACTTAATTTATGGACTGTAACACAAGAGACAAAAGCAGTTACATCTGGTACAGCTACATATACTTTGTCTAGTGAGTTTGTTGATCTACTAGAAGTTGTATTGAGAAACAGTTCTGGCACAGATTTTACTCTTACACAAATGAGTCGTGGTGAATATTTAAGAATACCAAACAAAGATAATAGTGGACAACCAAGTCAATATTTTTTTGATAGACAAACCACTCCTACAATTACATTATGGTCAACTCCAGATAAATCATATACGTTGGTTTACTACTATGTAAGAAGAATACAAGATGCAGATAGTTTAGTTAATACAACAGACGCACCTTTTAGATTTTTACCATGCATGGCGGCTGGACTTGCATATTATATTTCTGTAAAGAAAGCACCAGAAAGAATACAAATATTAAAAAGTATTTATGAAGAAGAGTTTCAAAGAGCCATGTCAGAAGATGCAAACAGTACACCACTTAAGTTAACACCGAATATATCATACTTGAGGTACTAATGGCTAGATATGCAAGTGGCAGAAGAGCATATGGATATTCAGACAGATCTGGGTTTCGCTATCGTCTTCGTGATATGATAAAAGAATGGAACGGTTTAAAAGTAGGTCCAGACGAGTACGAACCTAAACACCCACAGTTAGAACCTAACTATCCAGGCCCAGATCCTACAGCATTATATGAGCCTAGACCTAATCAAGATACGGACTTAACTGCATTTGTGGTGTACACAAACGCTGGAGATGGTATAATAGGTAAAAAATTAACAAGCTTTGAGGTTACATCTAGCCTCGGAGAAGTGACGGTGAGTACATCATGAGTTTTACATTAACCACATTAAAACAATCTATACAAGATTGGACAGAAAACGATGAATCAACTTTTGTAGCAGAGTTAGATTTTATTATAAAAAATGCAGAAGAAAGAATATTTAAATCTGTTGATTTAGATTATTTCAGAAAAAATGTTACTGGTTCTATGACATCTGGTAATAAATTTTTGCAAAAGCCTTCTGATTATTTAGCAGCACATTCTTTATCTTATGTTAATACTAGCAGTGAAAATGTTTTTTTATTACAGAAAGACGTAAACTTTATTCAAGAATACACTGTTAATCCAGCCACAACTGGAGAACCAATTTACTATGCACAATTTGATGTAGACAATTTTATTGTTGCTCCGACACCAAATGCAGATTTGGCAGTAGAGCTACACTATTATTACAGACCAGCTTCTCTTACCACAGATGATACTGGAACAACATGGATTAGCACAAATGCACCAGATACACTTTTATATGCTTGTCTTGTAGAAGCGTATACTTTTATGAAAGGCGAAAATGACTTGATTCAATTATATAATACGCGGTATACAGAAACATTAAGTCGTTTGAAGAATTTTGCAGAAGGTAGAAATTACTCAGACTCTTATAGAGACGGACAGGTAAGACAAGCGAAGAGTTGATGAAAAACAAAAGTGTTGCTATTGTCGGGCTGGGTAATAGCTTTAGCGAATACATATTAGCAAAAATTAGAAGCGAAAAATTTGATGAAGTTTGGGCGATAAACTCCATGTCTGGAGTTATTTATCACGATAAATGTTTTATGATGGATCCACCCTCACGATTTCTTGATACACCTAATGCTGGAAAACAAACTAATGTAATGGCTGATAGATTAAAAGCAAAAATCGGTATACCTATTTTTTCTTGTTGTTTAGATGAAAGATGCCCAGATGTTGTTGAATATCCATTACAAGAAGTATTACAAAAAACTAAATACGCTTATTTAAATAACACCGTGGCTTATGCTTTTGCATACGCAATATCACAAGAAGTTTCAGAGATGCACTTATATGGAATTGACTTTACACACAAAGCAATTAATTTTGCAGAGGCTGGAAGAGCCTGTTGTGAGTTTTGGTTAGCAATAGCAACCACAAAGGGTATAAAAATTCACATAGCTCACAATTCATCATTATTAGACACTAATGTATCAGATGATCAAAAGCTATATGGATACCATAGACTTGAAGATCCTTTGGTATCTACAACAACACAAGGTGAAATGTTAATAACAAAAAAATCAAAACTTGAACCTCCAGAGCCATTGGATGCAGTTCCGAATATAATTGGAAGAGAAGACATACCAGGAATAACTTATGAGGAGGAAGAAAAGTAATGCAAAGTATATTCTCTCCTTGGATTCATAAAGTTTCAATTGGTGGGAACACCTCACAATTAAACAAAATTATATATGATAAAGTAGAAGCATATCTTGATGACAGTAAATTTGATTCTGATTTTTGGAATTGTAATGTTTGGACATCTTTTAAAAACAAAAATCTTTTTGAAAAAGAGGAACGTATACTCGATCAAATGGTTAGTGAGCCAATCAAACAAGTAATACAAAAATTAAATTATTCTACAAAAAACCTCAAAATGCAAAGTTGGCTTAACGCATATAAAGAATTTCAATGGCAAGAGTTTCATAATCATTTACCTTCTTTACTTAGTGGAGTTTACTTTGTGTCGTTTGACGAAGAAAATCATGGCAAATTATCTTTTAAAAATCCAATACCTCAATGGAGATGTTCTTTGATAGCTAATCCAGATATTGATTTAAATCAAACAAATGATTTGTTGTATAAAGAGGAATTTGTTCCTCAAGTAAAAGAAAGTGATTTAATTATATTTCCATCTGGATTAGATCATGGAGTAAAATTAACTAAGAAAAAAAGTAACAAATTAAGAATTACATATTCTTTTAATATCATGTGTGAGGAGTAAATGTGTTTAATGTTAATGTATCACAATTAGGAAGTGTGGTTGTAAAAACTTCAGAACAAGGGGGATTAAGCAATGAACAAATAGCAGACTTAGCCGTTGACAAAATTGCAAGTGTATCAGAAGACGCTCCACCACATTTAAAAGAACAAGCAAAATTATTTAAAGAGCAGCTTAAAGGAATAATTCATCATTATATACTCTTGGCAAGAAAGGAAGAGCGTGCTACAATTATCCAAGCCTTGGGATCAAGTGGTCACAAGGAAATGGCTGAATATATAAGGAGACTCTAATATGGCTATAGCACAAGCAATGTGTACTTCCTTCAAGAAAGAGTTACTAGAAGGTGTACACAATTTTAAAAATTCAGGTGGTGGCACTTTTAAACTAGCACTATATGCAGAAGGAAGTGGTGGTAAATCATCAACAACTGCAACATTAGGAGCAACAACAACTGCATTTGTGACAACTGGTGAAGTTGCTTCAAGTGGTACATATGCAACTGGTGGTGGTTCTTTAACAAGAGTAGATCCAACTACTTCTGGTACAACTGCATTTACAGACTTTAATGATTTAAGTTTTACTACGGCAACAATTACTGCAATGGGAGCTTTAATTTACAATAGCTCTGCTAGTAATAAAGCAGTTGCTGTATTAGATTTTTCATCCAATAAATCATCTACTGCTGGAACTTTTACAATACAATTTCCAACTGCTGATGCTTCAAACGCTATCATTCGTATAGCATAGGAGCTTTAAATGTCTAGCCTCGGTTGGGGACAAGGCACTTGGGGTAACAACGAGTGGGGTGGTTTTGAGAATGTAACTGTAAGCGTTACTGGAACTGGCTTAACTGCTTCTTTAGGTACTATACCAGCCGTTCACTCAGCTGCTCCCCTTCCTATTTTCTTAGGTTGGGGTGAAGGTGGATGGAATCAAAATCACTGGGGTGGTCGTGTAAGCACAGCCTTTGGTGTAGTTGATAATGGCTTTGGGTTAACTGCAAGTGTAGGTGGCGTTACTGTTACTGGAACTGGCTCAGTGTCTTTGACTGGAGTCAACGCAACAACTACGCTTGATTTTGATCCTACTACTGATATTAATATACCTATATCTGTTGCAGTTACTGGTTCTGGTGCTACTTCTGCACTTGGTAACGAAACTGCTTTTACAAATGTTGCAGTAGCTGTAACTCAATCACAAATAAGTTCTAATTTAGGTAATGTAGTACCTGATGGTGATTCAAAAGTACAAGTAACTGGTCTACAAGGAACGGCTGGACTAGGTACTGAAGGTCCTACAATCGTTGCAAATCTTAGTTTTTCTGTAACGGGATTTGGACTGACTTCTGCACTTGGTAATGAAGAAGCTGCTGGACAAACAGTAGTTTCTCCTACAACAGTTGTTGGAACTGGAGCAGTTGGTAACTTAACAATTATTGGTGCTGCTAATTTTTCTGTAACTGGATCAACTGGAACTGGGGCCGTAGGCAATACAACATTAGTAGGCTCTGGTAATGCGATAGGTTCTTGGGGGTCAAATAGTGTTGGAGCAGTTGGAACAACTACAGTGATACCTTCTATTGAAGTTAACGCCACGGGGGTTGTAGGCACTGGTGGCATTGGAGATGCTTTAGGAGCTGGTGGAGCAAAAGTTGTTGAAACTGGATTAACTGGAAGTGTTAATATAGGTGATGAAGCAGTACTAGCTGGAGCTAATGTCTTTCCAAGTGGTGTTTCTTGTGAGTCTTTACTTGGCGATACAAGAACTGGTGCTGGGACAGATGGCAGTGGAACTGGCACAGATATAATAATTACAGTCACAGTTGTTGGAGGCAATCCTTCTGACCACCCTGCTTATAATAGTGGCTCTTCAAATAAATATGCTATTGATGGATTTACGGCAACGGAAAATGTTACTTTAAGTCTTGAAGAGGGTAAAACATATAGATTTGATCAAAGCGATAGCAGTAACGCTGGACACCCTTTAAGATTTTCTACAACTGCTAATGGAACTCATGGAGGTGGAACACAGTATACCACTGGTGTAACGGCAATAGGAACACCTGGACAAGCTGGAGCTTACACAGAAATCACAGTACAAGATGATTCGCCCACATTATATTATTATTGTACTGTCCACGCAGGAATGGGTTGGACTGCTCGTACTTTTAATTCTACTGTAAATCTCATTGGAAATGGCACAGTCATACCAACTGGTGTATCGGCTACAAATTCTATTGGAGATGAGGGAGTAGATCTATTATTAACTATTTCTTTAACTGGAACAGGATTATCTGGAACAACTGGTTTAGGAACACTAGACATACTAGGTGATACTGTGATATTATTAACAGGAGTTAGTGCAACTGGCTCTACTGGTGAAGAGCAAGTTTACGACATAATCAAACCCACGCAAGTGGCTAATTGGATAGAGAAGGCAGCATAATGGCAACATATGTAAATAACTTAAGACTGAAAGAAATAGCAACAGGCGATGAGTCTGGAACTTGGGGTACATCCACAAACACTAATTTAGAACTTATAGGTGAAGCATTAGGTTTTGGAACTGAAGCCATAACAACAAATGCTGATACACATACTACGACTGTAGCAGATGGATCGGCAGATGAGGGAAGAGCCATGTATATTAAATATACTGGTACATTAGATTCTGCGTGTACAATAACCATAGGTCCAAACACTTTAAAAAGAGTTCACATGATTGAGAACGCTACAAGTGGGTCACAAAATATAATTATATCACAAGGTTCTGGTGCAAACGTAACCATAGGACCTGGCGATACAAAGGTTGTTTATCTTGATGGTGCAGGTTCTGGTGCTGCTGTCGTGGATGCTTTTATAGATTTAGATTTATCTGGTGGATCTGTAAATGTTAGCACAGTAAAGACAAACTCTGGAGATATGACATTTGATTCTGCTGGAGACATAATTCTTGATGCAGATGGTGCAAACATATCTTTTAAAGATGGTGGAACAGAGATAGCTACTTTAAATAATGCTAGTAGTGACTTTGAAATAGAAACAAAAGTTTCTGATAAAGATTTTAAAATAAAAGGCAATGACGGTGGATCTGGAATTACGGCTTTAACGATTGATATGTCTGCTGCTGGAGCCGCTACTTTTAACAACGATGTAACTGCTTTCTCCGATGAGAGACTTAAAGAAGACATACAACCAATTACTGATGGTCTTGAAAAAGTCATGCAATTACAAGGTGTAACTTACAAAAGAAATGATGTTGAAGATGCTAAAACACAGATGGGTGTGATAGCTCAACAAGTAGAACCAATCTTACCAGAAGTTGTTTTGACTGCCGATGATGAAATGGGTACAAAGTCAGTTGACTATTCTAAGATGACTGCTGTATTAATAGAGGCAGTAAAAGAATTAAAACAAGAAGTAACACAACTTAAACAACAAATTAACAACGGAGGTTAATTAGTGGCGTTACCAAGTTCTGGACAATCTTTATCTTTTTCTGCTTTAAGAACTGAATTTATCGGTAGTGGCAGTCAAGCTCCAATTGGATTAGGTGATCTTTACCGAGGTGGTTCTAATATTTTAAAGAAAGCTGGAGATAATCAAGCCACTAATGATGCTGCTGCTATTGCTACTTCGGGAGCTCTTGATGTCAGTGACTTCTATGATCAAGGAAAAGGATTTACTTTTACTTATACTACAGCTGGTCTAGGTGCTACGAGTGCGACAGATCAAAATGTTTCTACATTATTTGGTGATGACTATGATGTAAACTATCCAAAAAATGTCATTATTCCATCAGATATAACTTTAGGAACAAACAACACAGCAGAGTTTGCATTAGAAGTTGACGCAGGTGGTGCTGGAACAATTACCATAACTAACAATGGTGTTATCATGGGAGCAGGTGGTGCAGGTGGATCGGCTGGATCGGCTGGAAGTGGTGGTGCTGGTGGTGATGGAGCAGCAGGATCGGCTGGTGGAGATGCTATTAAGGTCGCATCAGATTGTACTATTATTAACAACGGCAGTATTCACGCTGGAGGTGGAGGTGGCTCTGGTGGAGGTGGAGGTGGAAAAGGTGGTGACCTCTCTCAACAACAACAGACAACTGGTCAAGAGGGTCCAAGATGGCAAAGGTCTGCTCCAGGTTATTTAGTTTCAAATGTATACACTAGCAATACCTATCAATTTTCTTATTATCGTTGGGGAAGTCTTAACTTTTCACCTATCCCACAAGCAACAGCAACGACTCAAGGTCAATACACTTATCGTAGAGGTCCTTTTCAAGATCAATTTACTGATTCTAATAACACACCTAATTATCAAAGGTTTCATCAAATATATAGAACCTTTCCTCAACAACAACAAACTCAAGTTACTGGTCACTCAGGTGGTGCTGGAGGTGCTGGAGGTTTAGGCAGAGGTTTCAATAATCAACCAGGAGGAGATGCTGGAGCAAGTGGTGCCTCTGGGTCAACTGGACAAGCTGGAGATGGTGGTGCTGGAGGTAATGGTGGAGCTGGAGGAGGCTTTGGTCAAGCTGGTTCAGCAGGTCAAGCTGGTTCAGCAGGAACAGACTCAACATCAAGTGCCTCTGCTGCTGGTTCAACAGGAAGCACTGGTGCTGCTGGATTAGCAGTTGAAAGAGCGAGTCCAATATCATTAACTTTTCAAAATAATGGAACAGTAAACGGAACAGTACAATCATAAGGAGACTAAATGGCAAATTCATTTTCATGGACAGTAGAAAAAGTTTACACTAAAAATATAACAACGGGTGGCAAAACTTATAGTAATGTCATAGCAAGAGTTGAAGGCACGTTAAGGGCAGTATCTGGAAGTGATAGTTCAATATCAACAGATCATTTTGTAGATCTTGACATGAACACAAGTGGGTTAGCAGATAGTTTCACTGCATACTCAGGTGTTAGTCAAGCTAATGTTGTAAGTTGGATTGAATCTAGATTAAATGCTACAACATTAGAAGACATTAAAGGTCATATGAATAATGAGATTGAGTTTTTAGAAAATGTAGCAGGAGCCACAGCTCAAGGAACGACAGATTCTGAGGGTAACTTTACTGCAAGTTTTCCTTGGTCATAGACTTAGAAGCCGAGGTTTTAAAAGAACTTAAAGAACTTACTGAAAGTTTATCAAAACCTAATTTAGAACATAACAATGTTCCAAAATGCCCATATGCAAAACAAGAATGGGAAAAGGAACGAGTACCAGTCATATTTAAGTATGATAATGATGATGCTATTTTCTTGAAAAAAGCCACAGAATTAATAGATAGTAATTTAGATGTTATTGTTATAATAGATTTCACTTTTGATTTAGATGTAAAAACATATAGTGATAAATTTGGGGATTTAAATGAATCTATATCTAATGGCTTATTAAAAAATAAAGATGTATATTTTATGACATCTCACCCTTACCAAGACATGAGTAATGGCGTTATAGGCAATAAAACAAAACATCACGGAACTGTGTTTGTTCAGAGACTTTCTACTCTTCAAAAATCTTCTTTTCATTTAAGAAAATTAGGTTATTATAAGGATGAATATCTTTACAAACTTAAATTTAAAGATAGAGAAAATTACTATAAAAAAATGACAAACCCTAATATTAACACTGTTATTAAGTTCATAGATCCTTTTACAACCAATTATCTTTTGCATCATGTAAAACAAGTAGAGCCATTAATAGGCAAAGTGCCAGAAAATCAAGGCATACCTTTTGGTGGATCATCACAACTGCCTTATGACATTCCAATGGAAAGTTTGCTTTCGTATATTCAACCAACAGTAGAAAAAGCATACGGAAAAGAATTAATACCAACATACTCTTTTTGGAGAACATATTACAAAGGTCAGTGTTGTCCTCCTCACAAAGATAGACCATCTTGTGAAGTGAGTGTAACCTTAACTTTGGGAGCATCTGAAAAGTCTTGTTCTTGGGAAATTTTTGTGGATGGAAAAAGTTTTAAAACAATGCCTGGAGAGGGTGTTATTTACAAAGGTTGTGAACAAGAACATTGGAGAAACGATTTAAAATATGATTGGCATTCTCAAGTGTTTCTACATTATGTTGAAAAAGATGGAAAAAACAAAGAATATGCTTATGATAAAAGAGGTGGGTTGTATGCACCATCAAAAAATTAAAAAGGTATCAAAAAATGAAAAGAAATATAATTATAGCAAAAAATGCTATAAAACCTGAAATATGTAACCTTATAGTGGAATTAGCAAAACCACATTTTCAAGAATCACAAATTGGTTTTGGTGATAAAGGTGGTGTTGATCATAATGTTAGAAGAAGTGAAACATTTTGGATAAATAGTTTTGTTCAACATTTTGAAGTTTATCAACCCATAATAGAGCTAGTAAGACAAGTAAATCAACAGTTTTATGGTTTTGATTTAATTAATCCTGAAGCTTTACAAGTAACAAAATATGATGAAAAAAATCAAGGGTTTTACAAACCTCATATAGATGGAGTATACGATGAAGTTCCATCAGATGGTGTTGTTAGAAAATTGTCAATGTCTTTACAACTTACTTCTCCAGAATATTATGAAGGTGGGCGTTTTCAGTTTCCAGATGATTCAGAAAAATTTAAGGAAGAAGATTCACTTGCACAAGGCACAGTGATATTCTTTCCATCTTATATTAAACATGGAGTGACACCAGTTACTAAAGGAATTAGATATAGTCTAGTTTGTTGGTGGCTAGGTCCTCTTTTTAGATAAAGGAAAAGATATGACTTATGTAATATATGATAATTTTTTACCTCTAAATGAATTTGGGGAATTAGCAAATATGTTAGGTCCTAATGGGCATTTTCCTTGGAGACTGTCGGGTAGAATAAATAGTAATGATCACAAAAATGATGATATGTATTTTGCAACTTTAATGTTTCACGCATATGATCCGTACAATGATCAATGGAAAAATATAGATTATTTAGCACCTTTTTTAAATTTAACTTCAAAAATGAATATATGGGGACTGCATAGAATAAAAGCCAATATGTATTTTAAAAGTCAGTCTGGTAAAGTAGAGCAACACGCAATGCACCAAGATGCACATTTTCCTCATAACGGAGCATTGTTTTATTTACAAGACTGTGATGCTCCGACAATTATGGAGTGTGGCACAGAGATAGAATCAAAAGCTAATCGTTTGTTGTTTTTTGATCCTACTAAACTACACGCAAGCACATCACCAACAAATGTTCCATTTAGAGTAACTATAAACATAAATTATTGGGGACATGATGTAAATCCTAGCTATAAACATGACATGGTAAATCCAATACCAAAAATTATTGAACCTAAACCAATGTCTCAGAAAAAAACAAAAGAGATTGTTGTTTCTGGTGATTAGTCTATTTAACAAAAAACCTGAAATACATTTAGATTGTTTTTGTACACAAGAAACTTTATTTGAGTTGTTTCCTATTAAATACGCTAAAGATGTCATTCCATCTTGGTTTAAAAAAATTCCAAGCTCAAAACAATTAGATGATATTGTTTCTTCTCCAAATGTTAAAACCAGTTTTAAACATTGTACGGGAATAACAGATTTATATAAGCAAGGTTTTATTATACCTTTATGGACAGATTTTTTAATAGATACGACAAACGAAGGAGAAATTTTTTTTGATGTAAAAGTTGGTACAGAAAAAAGTTTAGTCCATTGGGATCCAGACAATGTGTTAGGAACACAGTCAGAGTATTTTACCATGCACAAGTTAAATAGTCCTTGGCATATTAAGACTAAACAATCTTGTAATATGTTCTTTACAAATACTTTTTGGAATACTAGATTTCCTCAACTGCAAGCAGTAAATGGTATAATAGACTTTAAATATACTCATTCAACTAATGCTAATTTTATTTTAAGAAAAGAGCCATTTCGTGTTTTGTTTGAAGCAGGAACACCCTTTATACACGTTGTACCTTTAACAGATGCAAGAATAGTTTTACATCAACATCTAGAAACTGACAAATCAAGATTTACAACTATACCTTTTTTTAGGAATCCTATAGCAAAATTAAAAAAAATAAGAAATAAACAATGAAGACTGAATTGATATTTCCAACACCAGTTTGGAAATTTAATAATGTAGGTATAGACAGACAATCTCTGACGGATTTTGTATATTTTGTGAAATCAGAAGATCCTACTGGTCGTAAACAATCTAATCATGGTGGGTGGCAATCAAATGATTTTATTGATATTGTCATGGATAACAATCCATTGAAAGAGATTAGAGACGCTATTATGGAACGAGCATATGCTGCTGCTGATGAATTTGGATTTAATGAATATAGGTTGAAGATCATTAATTTGTGGATCAATATCAACACCAAAGGTGCATTTAATCACGTCCACACACACCCTGGTGGTGTGTTGTCTGGTGTATATTATTTGAAATTACCCAAGTGTTTTAGTGGTAATCTCATATTTATGCGTGATCCTAATTACTCACAGATGAAAGAATACTGGGGTGGTGGTGACAACGTGCATCGAGAGGGACACATAAATGAGACAGAGCATAATGTATACCCAGAAGAAGATCAATTGGTAATCTTTCCAGCATGGTTACCACATTCTGTATCAGTTTCCTCTAGTGATGGTGATAGAATTTCTATTTCATTTAACATCACAGCATTTTCAAATTACTATCATGAAATATATCCAAAATGAAAAGTTTTAGAAAAGAAAACAACATTGAAGTTCAAAGTATGAAATGTACAGAGTTTGCTGATATAATAACAACTCAAATATATGACAGTGAATTAAATCAAAACCTTGTGCAAGAAATAAAAAAATTAAGTAGTCTTCAAGTATCTAAAAATGTTTCTCATGATGATTTTACAAATATGTATGTTCCAGCAGAACAATTTACAAAAGCACAAATCATAACTTTAGATGTTAATTCTTATTATCTTTTTAAACAAGTATGTAATCTTGCGATCAAAACAATTTATCAAAGTGTTGATAAAGACAATAAAATTGACGTTAAGGATTGTTGGGCTGCTATTTATAATAAAGGTGATATATGCCAAGAACATAAGCATGGAGTAAATGCTTGGAGTTTTGTTTATTATGTTCAATCAACTTTAGAAGACGCTCCTCTTCTATTTCCAACAGCAGATTTTTCTATTTTTCCCACAACTGGGTTATTAGTAATTTTTCCATGTTGGATTACACATAGTGTTCCACAACAACAATCTGTAAATGAACGCATTGTCATTGCTGGAAACTTAGGTTAAAATATCATATGCCAATAACAAGTTTAAAATTTAGACCAGGAATAAATAAAGAAACAACCTCTTATTCAAACAAAGGTGGTTGGAATGATTGTGACAAAGTTCGTTTCCGTTTTGGGTTTCCTGAAAAAATTGGAGGATGGGAAAAGTATTCATCAAGCACTTTTTTAGGAACTTCTCGAAGTTTACACGCTTGGGCAAATTTAGAGGGAAATAAATATCTTGGTTTAGGTACAGAAATTAAATTTTATATTGAAGAGTCAGAAACTTTTAACGACATAACTCCTATTAGGAGAAAAGTTGTTAATGGAGAAGTTGTTTTTGATATAAATGGAAACACTATACAATTTGCAGTCTCTGGTGTAGCTGGAACTAGTGGACTCGGAACAGTGGTATTAGAATCTGCATACCTTGTAAAATCAACCAATCCAGAAAATAATTTAAGAATACTAGGAACTACATCTGTTGGAACAGTAACTATAGATACTCCACCTGCCTCATCTAATTTATCTGGCACAAGTGCATTGGGAACAGTTACTGTATCAATAACAGATGAATCAACTGTTACAGTAGGTGATTAATAAATGGCTATAACATTCATATCTGCAACTAATAGTACAACTGTAACTGTTAATGATGAAAATCATGGTGCAAAAGCAGGGGATTTTGTAACATTTAGCAATGCTAATACAGGCAACTCATCTCTTAATGCACAAATTAATGGTGAACATGAAATTATAACTGTCCCTACAACAGCGACTTATACTATAACACTATCTGATAATGCAGCAGCAGCTTTGTCTAGTTCTGGATCAGTAAATGCAGAATATCAAATTAACATTGGAATAAACACTGTTGTACCTGGAAATGGTTGGGGTGCTGGCACATGGGGTGCTGATGGCTGGGGACTTGGTTCATCTGAAACGGCAGGGACTGGTGGCACTTTACGTTTGTGGTCTCAAGATAATTTCGGTGAGGATTTAATATTTAATGAAAGAGATAGTTTTGTTTTTTATTGGGATAAATCAAACGGACTATCTACAAGAGCACAAAATTTAATAGAGTTATCAGACGCTGCTCCAACTAAATCTAGAAAAGTTATTGTATCTGAGAGAGATCGTCATGTTATTTGTTTTGGTGCTAATCCACTTGGTTCAACTGCACAAGACAGATTATTAATTAGATTTAGTTCACAAGAAAATCCATTTTTTTGGACACCAACTGCAACGAATACGGCAGGTGATTTAAGAGTTGGTTCTGGATCAGAAATTGTTACTGCTGTTAAAACAAGAAGAGAGATAATTATTTTAACAGACACCTCTGTTCACAGTATGCAGTTTATAGGAGCACCATTTACTTTTGGCATTAATCAACTTGCTAGTAATATAACTGTTCGTGGATTTAATACTGCTGTAGCTGTGGGTGATTCAGTATTTTGGATGGGTTATGATAGATTTTATGTTTATGATGGTCGTGTGCAAGTCATACCATGTACTGTGAGAGATCATGTTTTTGAAGATTTCAACGAAACACAGTCTGATAAAGTTTATGCAGGAGTAAACTCTGCTTTTGGAGAAGTGTTTTGGTTTTACCCATCACAAACCAATTCACTTGCTAATGGTGGTACAGGAGAGAATGACAAATATGTTGTATACAATTACGATCAAAAAATTTGGTATGTAGGTTCTTTGGTTCGAACAGCTTGGATTGACAGAGGTGTGTATCAATATCCAAAGGCAACTAGCTCTAATTTAGTTTATGATCACGAAAAAGGAAACGATGATGATGGAACTGCATTTACATCGTTTATTGAGTCAAGTCCAATAGATGTGCAAGACGGAGATCAATTTGTCTTTTTAAGAAGAATGATACCTGACGTAAGTTTTGATAATAGCGACTCTGACATAAATACAGATGACAAAAAAGCTGTGTTTTCTCTCAAAGCACAACGTAGTCCAGGTGGTGGTTTTATAAAAACGTCAACGAACACTGTAACACCAACCACGGAGCTTAATCATTTAAGGTTGCGTGGAAGATCATTTGGACTTAGAGTAGAAAGCACAACTGAAAAAGTTAACTGGAGACTAGGTACACCGAGAGTTGACATAAGAGCGGATGGAGATAGATGAGTAGACAACTTGTACCACCAAATTTTTCATTGCCACCAGATGAATATGACGTACAATATTTTAATGAAATGGTTAGAAGTTTAAGTCAGTTGGTAACTCAACTACAAAACCCTGGTGAATTGAGAGGGACTAAGATAACTTTAACACAACTGCCAACAAGTTCTGAGGGACTGGAGTCTGGTTCTTTGTTTAACGATAATGGTACTGTTAAAATTGTAACATAAATGGTATAGTATTTAATATGGGAATATTTAGAAATATCACAAGAAATTTAAAGAAAGCAGCACCATTAATTGGTAGTGCAATAGGCATGTATATTGCTGGACCTGGATATGCAGCGCTAGGTGGAGCACTTGGTGGTGGTATCGGAAGTCTTGCTGGTGGTGGAGATACAGAGGATGCTTTACTTTCAGCAGCACTTGGTGGTATTGGTGGGTATGCGGCAGATAAAGCGGGAGCCTTTAATACTGCTTTGCCTCCAGATAGAACTCCAGTTGGTGCAGTAAATAGAGGTGGGGGAACCACTGGTGGATTTGGATTAAATAAAACAAAAGGATTTGAATCTGTTCCCGTAGTTAAAAATCAATCTCTTTTTAGTAAACTAATTCCAGAAAGTACGTTAGGTAAAACAGCACTTCTTGGTGGTATCGGTGCATTAGCACTTGGTGGTTTAGATGAGGAAGAAAAAGGAACTAAAAATTTTATAGGTGACAGACCTTATCCAGAGGGTAAACCAAGATTAGGCGTTGGTATTGTTGACGGTGTAGAATTTGATTTAAACAATGAAGAACAGAGAAAAGAATACTTTAGAAGAGTAAGAGAAAAACAAGGCATTGGACGAATGATGGCTGCCAATGGTGGAGAGGTCAACGGACCTGGAACTGGCACAAGTGATTCTGTTCCAGCAAGATTATCTGATGGCGAGTTCGTATTAACTGCTAAAGCCGTAAGAGGTGCTGGTGGTGGAGATAGGGACTTGGGTGCAGCCAGAATGTATGATATGATGTCAGAATTAGAGAGGGTCGCATAATGGCAACACAAACAGTAGATCAAACCCAAACCGTTAGATTAGCACCATTTC